ATACAATACTCAGGGTTCATTAAGTGACATATTGTCACAAATGCTTTGTACAAATATTAGCTCATTCGTTTAGACATGGTCTTGTTAATCAAGTTATCCAAAGTAGAAGCAGTTTCTGTCGGCGCATTTGTTGGGTTTGCTGCTGGTGTTTGACCTAGCGAGCCCGTAAATGCCTGTCGCCTTTCAGCGATAGCCTTCATTCTATCCATCTCTGGACTGTTCATGCTGTTTTTGAAATCTTGCATAACCTTAATGGTCATTTGAGGGTCAACAAAATCTTCCATAGTAAAGCCACGTTCTGCTGCAAATATCATAAAGTCATTAGCAGCAGTGTCGGGAAGACCCAGTGCTTGTTGTACTCTGTCGATATTGTTAGCAATCTGTTGCTGTACAGCAGCTACACTTTGTGCTTGTGAGTTGGCAACTTGGTTCTTTGCTGCGTCTGCGACGCCTTGTGAGTTAGCCAATACACCACGTAGTAACTGTGATAGCTGGTTGATTTGTTGCTGCATTTGTTGCATGCCAGCATTGCCTTGGGCTCCAGACATCATCATCTCTTTGTACCCAGGTGGCAGTGAAGCTGCATTTTCTTCTTCCCACTTTTTAAGACTTGCCTCCATGTCTCCAGACTTGACTGCTGCATCTTTCTCATAAACACCTGGCTTATCGCCCTGTGTGTTGCCCATTGTGGGATTTGATTCTTCGCTTTTAGCTAGGTTGCTAAGAATCTGAGCAACTTGTTTTGTATTCGCCCCAGGGTTTTTTCGCATGTACTGCTCAATAACATCCATAACAGGCTTATACTTTGCGTTCTTAAAGTTAAGAGCGCTATACCTCTCAAACGTTGATTTGATTTGTTGAGGTGTAAGCTTTCGCTTTGTCTTCGGGTCACTTCCATCGCCAAACTCAATCTCATAGATGATTGCTTCAGCGGTCATCTTGTCACCTTCAGTTTCGGGACTGCCTTTCTCAGCTGCTTTGCCTTCGTTGCTGTCCTCTTTTTTCTTCTCAGGGGCTGGTGTTTGCGTCTGAGTAGGGGTAACGCCCATTTGGTTTGAGGCCAGTCTGTCTACAGCAGCCAAAGCGTCTTGGGGGTTTTGCGGTGTCGCCATTTTATTTCTCCGTTCTCCCAGCCGAAGCGGGGGGTTTGTTTAAATTATTGCTCATTATTGCCTGTATTCTTGTTTCTGTCGTCCATATCAGACAGCGCAATCTCAGACTCCAGCTTTGATTGCAGACGTACAGGTAATTCGAGCATCCTCTTAGCAGCCCATATAGAGCCACGTCTGAAGTTTATTTCTGTCAAATCCATGTTTGCTGACTCAGCAATAGACATGGCAGACGCCAGAATCTCGTCATTCATTACATCTAAAAGAACTGCCCAACCCTTTGAACCTGTAAGCTCTTTTATCGCTTTGAGCTTTGCTTGTGGGGTCATTTAGTTCTTTTAATCTTCTTACTCTTTCGTACAACTGCCTTGCCAGCCATTACAGACCCGTGACCTTTTTTGTTCACAGTTCTGTTGATAGCAGCGTCTTTAGGATTGTACGATTCAATCTTTCCTTCTTTGCTTGCCATTATCGCCCTCTCTTTTCAATTAATCTGTCAATCTTAGAATCTAGTGCATCTAATCTATCTATAACTCTATTTATATCAGATTCCATTTCTTTTTTCGTCACATATTCTTTTGCAATTTCTTCTCGTGTTTTGTTAAGAAGAATTGACAAACGATTGATTTCATTAGACCTCTCACGTAAAAAATACCCGACTAAACCAAGTATTAACGTTAGAACTCCATTCCATACCATTAACTCCATGCTGCACCTTTATGGCTTTGTAGGCCATTTTACATCATCCAAACTGGTTGCTGTTTTTGTAATGTCACGTAAATCTTGACGATACTTCTTTTGTGCATCTGTCATTGTAAGGTCAGAGCTTGCCCACCAGTCTGTTTCTGCAAGCTTCATATTTCGTTCTGCACGTAAAAGCTTCATAGGCTCTGCTGCCTCCAACTTATCCTTTTCTGCTTTTACCTCGTCCCAAGTAACACCAAAGTCTTTTGGGTCAGTGCTTTCTATAGCGGTTCCGTTTTTGTCTGTGCCAGTTACTTTTGTAAACATCTTCTCGAACTCGGATTTAGATGTGGGCTCGCCACGCAATACCCATTCTTCAATTTTGAGAGACGCTAGTGCTTGTGCTATGTCAGTCATATTGCCTCCTTTTAAGCTTTTATTTCCGTTACTGTAAATCCAATATCACCCGCAATACCACCAGTATTGTAATGGAAGTAAACTGTTCCGCTTCCACCTCTGTTTCTACAATATATATAATACCTTAATGTTTGCCCTACTGTGTAAGTAGGCGAGTGTATCCATAATCCTGACCAACTTAAATGATATGTACTATTTTGATGTGCGCCACCAAGATATTTTAAAAACGTAGGAGTTGCTGTTGACGGAAAGGAGCCATAGTAAGAGGCAACCATATCTCTACCGCCGTCACCATAAGTTTGTTGACCTCCCCCCAGTTGCAATACAATCTTACTACCTGAAAGTTTTGGTGTAATATCACAGTACAGTCCTGTTGCTGCATCTGCGTCAGTGGTAATGGCTATTATGGTTTTAGGCATTATCGCTGTTACAGTTTGCACTTGCTGGTCAGAAGCAACTGTTGCGTAATCAGTAGCAACTGCACTATTAATTTTTGCACTTGTGACTGCGTTATCTGCCAAACCTTTTGTATTTAGTTTTGTTAGTGCCATATCTTTATCCTATTAAATGCCCACAAAAAGTTGTGAATCTTGAGGTATTGCCTCCATATATGCCATAAGTCGATGAAGCTGTAGAGTATAGAAAAAATGACATAGTGTCGTTGGCATTAAATTGCTGTACAAGAGAAAGTGTTGTTTGATTCCAACTAGCTCCAGTTGCGGTTTGATTAGCTTTTATAATATTAGTACTCGCATTTTTTTTGCCGTGTAGTTGCCAGTCACCAGATGGATTTCCGTGCATTGCATTAAATGTAAATGAATACAGTCCTGTTACTGGGCAAGTAAAACGACCGTTGCTGGCGTTAAAATGATTGCCAATGTTGAAGTCAGCAGTCCAATCCCCAATCTCAACACTGCCATTTGATTCCGCCAGATTTGCATTTTTTACTGCAAAAAAACTTGGAATATGAGCTTTGGTGATTCGACCATTGCTTGCTATGGAAAGAGCAGCAGTACCTGACTGGTTTTGAATTGCATCGACTTTGATTACTGAACTCATTGACCAACCTCCCAAAATATAATTCTGTAAGGCATGTTTCCTACTCCAGTGTGTCCGTTTCTGCTAAACCTCATATCAGTAGCACCAGAATGACATCTCAATTTGTATGTTTTATCTATGCCAGATGAAGTGTCTTCTCCATTAAAAGCATAAACAAAAGGCTCGTCATTATTGTTTCTAACATGACGATACCCAGCGCCTAATAAAGTTTCTGGATTCTCAAGAAACAAACACGTTATAGAAGGAGAACCGCCCCCAACATTTGAGCTGTCAACGTGACCACTTGCGTGGAAAACAACTTTTGAAGAACTAGCAACTTTAGTGAAGCTATAGTTTTCTACTTCATAAGTGTTGGCGATTGTAGGAGTTGTATTAGCTGCCCAACTGCCAGACGTGCTTCGTTGAATTTCTGCTATTGTCCAAACTTTCACCTGAAGCACATGACCAGGAATGTTTAGCTGTCCCTGAACTGTGATTTTTGTGTCTATGTTAGGCTTGAGATTGTCTACGAATAGCGTACTCATTGTTTAATCTCCGTAGCCTCAAAAATAGCAGCAATAGTTCCTCCATTTGCGTCATTTATTGACCAGTTTTGTTGAGTCGTAGCGTACTTTTTGCCTTGAATCTCATAAGTCAAAAGCGAAGTTGAAGCGGGCTCATCTATAACCTCGGTAACAAAAGGAGGGTAAAAATCATTTGCCATATTGTTTCTGTTAAAATAATTTTGCCAAGATGCTTCGTAAATCGCACTGCCGTTTCTTGTAATTCTATGTTGCTGTCCAGAGTTGGCAGCATTACCGCCAAGAGAGTTGTGCATGTAAGCTTTAGCAAAACAACGAATGACTATTTTTGAATTTGCAAATTTTGGCGTTATGGTAAGTGAAAACCCAGCAGCAGTTGCATAAGTGCCAGTGCTAAACTCTGTTCTAGTTGTAGGCTTTACAAGTACATGTTGAACTATTTGTCCAGCGCTTGGGGTAAGTAAACCAGCGCTAGCATCAAGCGTTTGACCAGATGGAATAATAATCTTGTTAGCGTTGCCACCTGAAGATGGGCCTTTGATTGTTTGTACTGTTAGCTCTGATGCCATCTATACCACCGTAAATGTCCCATTAATCGTTAATGGTTGCGTAATTGTTATTGGCCCAGCAACAAAAGCGTTCTGATTGGCTGCGATTGTTACCGAGTTATTTAAAGAGTTTATATTAGTTCGTATGGGTGTGTCGTCCAAGACGAGAGTCGAGGCAAGCTTTGCTGGAGTTATTGTGCCGTCTGCAACTGTACCAGCGTTGAAGACGTCGCCCATTCCTACAATGTAATCAACTACATCTGTGCCATTTACAAGGTTTGCTGTGAATGTGATTGTTGAGCCTGATACTGTGTACGCTACGTCTGGGGCTTGCGTTACACCGTTTACCGAAACAATAAGACGAGTGCTGCTGCCTGGGTCGTATGCTGCACCATTGAATAGAAGACTGTAAGATGCACCGCCGTTTGGGGTGATGTTGTCTAGTTTTTTAAAATCTGAACTTAGGGGCTCACGTCCTATATATGGCATTAGTCAACCTCCTCTGGAGCGTTCAATGCTCCATTACCATCTTTTCTTGAAGATGCTTGCGCTTCATAAGCTGCTTCGGCTTCTGCCATTTTTGCGTTTATTTCATCGTCTGTTGGGTGACCCTCTGCTCCGTACCACTCCAAACTTCCGTTTGGAAGAATCATAACAGCTTTATCCCAACCACATAAAGCGACTGCTCTTGTAACAATCGCTGGGTTTTTATCAGAAAATGACATATTAAGCCCCCTGTCTTGGCAATCTATTTGCCTGTTTTATTCTACAAAAGTGCGGGGACTGAGAAGAGTTATGAAAAACATAACTTCTTGTGTCACCCGACGCCTGAAGCGTAATGGTTCCAACTGTATCGCTTACTCTTAAATGTCCGTTTACTCTCCACACATACCAAGTGCCACCATTTGAGCCTGGACTAGCGCTTTGTACTTGGGTGTTTGTTGAACCATTCCAAAAAGTTATATATCTAATATTGTTTGAGTTGTTGTTAACAAGTTGATATTGATGAAAATTTCCAAGGTTGGAGAAATAAAATCTTGGGTAGGCTCCTGGGTCGTCTATATTTGGCAAACCAGCCACGTCTGTCATATATACTCCCGCAAAACCCCAATTATAATCAGGCTGAAAAGCAAAAATAAAATCATCATGCCCTGTCGTTCCCTTAACTCTAGCTATCCCAGATGGGCCGTTGTTCCCATTGTGTGCAATTATACGTGTTCCATATTCATCAATAAGCCTGTGCGTAGAATTAGCAGCTCCTGTGTACACAAGGTTTGTCCATAAGGGCTCTAAGTCTTGGTCATGGTCTCTTAGTTTTGGAGTTGTTATAGCAGAGTTGGCTATTCTGTTAGTGTTAACACCGCTATCAAATTGAATAGATGCGTTTGCGTAAGCAGCCGTTGCTGGCAAATTCATCTCGAATGTTGTTGCGTTTGTTATAGAAAGGATTTCTGCGCCAGCTGGTATAGAGCCGTCTCCATGCACATTTGTTACATGAGAGTGCTTGATGGTCATTCCAACTTTTAAGTTGGCAGTGGAAGTAGTTGTTACAGTAGCATCTGCATTTGTTAGCTGACACACAAGTGTAACAGACGTAGGAACCTCTAGGTTCCTTGTTTCAACTTCGCCGTCACCTATGGACGCTGTAATAATTTTACTTCTTGCCATTATTTCCCCTCCAATGCTGCAATTCTTTTTTCTAAAGCAACCATTTCTGGGTCTTTTTCAACAAAGGTAACAGTGTATCTTGTGTGACCTTTTTCTCGTACATCGCCTACTTTTTTGCCTTTTGGAAGCATGCCAGTTTTTTTATCTTTTTCAGTCCACAATCCATCAGGAGCTTCATAAGAAGTTGCATTAGCTCTATGCTCTTCTGGAATCAAATCTAATGTATGTGTGTCTATAGTTGTTGTTTCAGCCATTAATTATCCTCATACATTGTATCAAGTCCGTTACCCATAACAGTTGTCATTACCTTCATATTTGTGATGGAGCCACTCCACCCAACTCTTACTTGCAACCTATAAGACCCTGATGAAGCACCGCTATTTAAGTATCGATACTCAAAATTATTAATCGCTCCTCCATTCATAGCAGTTACCCTTGAGCCACCAGCAAAAGTAGTGTTCACCACACTGCCGTATGTGCCGTACATTCTGCTCATATATCTTGCGCCACCTAAACTGCCATTATCACTTTCTAAAGTGCTTCCCCATACTATTACATTTGGAGAATGACCTACATAAGCTACATCATAGTAAACATTTGAAGAAGCTATAGAATTATAGCAGTGCAGAATATTAGTGGCATTAAAACCTGTAGCACTGTGTTGTGTAGACCTAAGTAAAACACCAGGGCTATCTGGGTCTATAATAACGTTAAATTGACCTAATGTGCCTGGGGAATAAGTGTCATTTGGCACTATAATTGTTTTTCCAGTGCCTCCGTCTATTTTAAAACTTACACCACCATTTTTACCCATTTTTATGCCCGAAGCGTTGTAGGATGTAAAATATAGCGGTCTGTTAGAATCACCTTCCATCCTATAATTTGTGCCGTCCCACAAACCAAAGTTTACTTGGTGGTTGCTTGCATTTATCATTTTCATTCTTGCAGCAGAATCAAACACCATTAAATTTACATCAGGACTTGTTGTTCCAATGCCAACTCTGTTGTTAGCTCCGTCAACCTTTAGTGCGTCCGTTGCAACCGCAACATCACCTGTTAAAGTAGAGGTTCCAGTAACTGTTACGTTTCCACTAGCAGTAATGTTTGCTGCTGCAAGGCTTGACCCAGCTGGGTGTACTCGTGTCTCTCTTGTTGACCCACGAAAAATAACGTAGCACGTGTCTGTTGAGTTTAATGCTTCATCAAAAGTAATTGTTGCACCGCTTACAGTGTAAGTCGTTGTTGGTTGTTGTTGAACGTTGTTGATAAAAACTTCTAAATCTTCAGGAGAAGAAACGGCTTTACTTAAACTGTAAAGCGTACCTCCATTACCCGTGATTACTTGAGAAGTTGCAGCACTAAAAGTTTCTTTGGGTGACTGTCCTAAATATGGCATCAGCTAGTAATCTCCATTACGCCCATGACAACGTCTAGGCTGTCAGCAGTGTCTGATTTAAACTGTAGGTCGTCGTTTGCTTGCAGTATGTATTTCTGACCACCCA